TAATTTACTCATCATCTATCACCTCCTCATCTTCATTTTCGGTTTCAGCTTTAGGAATGTTAAATTCTACACTAATATTTAATCCAAATTTATCATTTATCTGTTCACATGCTAATTGCCTTGCTTGAAGCATGAAATTTCTACTCATTTCTATTTGCTCATCATTCGCTTTTACTTCATCTGTAATCATACGCTCTTTTTTATCTTGCCTTGCATTTCCAATTCCTAAAAAATTCATCGCTTCATTCCAAATATCTCGTTTATAATCTTGTAATTTATCCGCAACAAAAGGAGCGGTTGTTTCAATAGCACTAATACTGTTAGGGTCAAAACCATTTTTATTACCAAATATAAATGGTTTATTACCTTCATACTGCTCATACGCATTAATCATGGTTAATCGTTGTGATTCATCAGCTAATATTAAAATAGGTGTTTTCTGTGCATGAATATTAACATCACTTGTCCTTTCTGCATGATACAACCGTTTGGCGTATTCATCAATAATCGGGTGTAATGGTTGACGTGCAAAGTTATTCCAAATTGGTACACAATCCTTTTCAGTCATAGCCTTGCTATAATTAAACGATACGGCTTGAAAAAATCGTGGTTCACCATAAACATTTAATTGACCATACGCGAATGGCAGGGTTAAATAACCTAAATTTTTATCTTCAAAAAATAATATTTTCCCTTCCTCATACATTTTCACATTTAAAAAACGCTCGTTTACACTATCGGGTAAACCATTCCACTTAAACATAGATAAAGCATAATCACGTAACCGATTATAATACATCCAATACGTATCGTAATTCTCTAACATATACTGCCTTTTCTTCCTACTCATTGTTTTCACCATCCATTCAATGCACCACTCAACCATAAATGAATTAATTCACCATCACCCTTATTGCTAGGTGGTGTAGGTGTAGGTGGGTTGTCAAACTCTAATTCATTGATGACTCGATTCGCAAAGGCTATGCGGTTAGGCATGCTTTCTTCCCCTGCTTGTCGGTTCGGTCGCTCGTAATTCCATGTAAATGCTTCCGTTAAATACTCAATGGACCAATTACCTGTGTTTTGTCTAAATTCACTAAATGATAGAGGGTACTCACTTGTCGTGATCCATTGGATATTGTTTTCTACTTCATAATCTATTCTTGCCAATTGACTGTTTCCACTTCTCGGGCTTAACCCATTTTGTACTGCCCAATTCCAATATTTTGACCTAGGTGTCCATTGCACCAATCCATACCCTCTATCTTCCTGCCATCCATACCCATACTCATACATATCAGGGTTGATGGATGATTCTACACGCATATTCCCGCATAAAGCAGCAATGCTTTCAGGTGTCCAATCCGTACCACTAAAATGATTGGCTACAATTTGCGCATTGTGTAAACTCTGTTCCTCACTTAACCATAATTGATAGGTGTCATACCATTCCATAACTACACCTCATTATTCGCAAGGGAATAGTCACCAACATAATCACCATGCCAAAGCGTAATACCACTATCAAAGATTTCACGTAATTTCACTAGATCTCTTTGCGGTACTTTTCCAACAATATTAGCACCAATGGTACGAATAAAATTGTAATGTTGTCTCGTTTTTAGATTAGGTACTTTTAATTCATGCACTTTATACCCATACATTTTAAAATAGTCGGTTAACTTCTTACGATATTCAGGTTTGATTTCTTTCTTTACCACATAAATACCCTTATAACCATTCCCAAAATCAAAAGAAGTGTTTCCACCCATACTAGATAATTGAGGTGGTACGTTTTTAATATCTTGTAACTGTGATTCAATTTGCTGAACCTGAAAATAAGTACTACCAATAGAACCACCTAAACCAAGCAAACCGCCACCAATTGCACCGGGTACACCGCCCACCATAGCACCACCAACCACACCACCAAGCGTTGAACCACTCGACAATACACCGTTAAAATAAGCACTTTGTTTCTGTGTCTCAATGCTATTACGATTTCCTTGTAGGTGACTTGCTAAATAATCGGTAACAATCGGTAAATCTTGCGGATCGTTGTTAATCACACTGTTTTCCATTGAGACAATACTTTTCTCGTTCGATTCTAGCTTGTTTGTGTTGTAATCTCGTACTCGGTAGGCTACCTTATTTTGCACACCTAGTGACCCAATGGCTTGTACTTCTAAATTAGATCCATTAATTGATTCAGGTTTTAATTCTAAACGATTTCCTTTAAAATCGGTTAATTCGATAACGTTATACGGATACATTCGCAATTTTGATTCACTTACACTAGAAAACCCTGCATATTTATCCCCGAAGTCATGGATTGTTCCACTATACGATAAATGTTTCACCATAATGGTATTAATGTTTTGACTTGAATCATCTGCAATAACCACACTTAAAAAGTTGTTGCTAGATAACTCTATCACACCATTACTATTACGATTCGGGTTAATCCCAATATAATCCGTGATATACATACTTACAATATTGTTAACCGCATTTTCTTGTGTGTAAATACTCGTTAATAAATCTTGTACTTTGGTTAATGCAACCGTATTGCCGCCAATAGACACGCTCGGTGTATTCCCATCTAAATAAAATGGGTGTACATAATAACTAAGCGGTTGCGGTACACCGTTATAAGTAGCATGTACGCCATCATTTACTTGCCCTCCTGCTGGCGACAACGTTTCTTTACTTACAATTACTAAATAATAATGATCTCCATACGGTTGCCATTCCTGAACATCTACAATATCGTACTCATTCCCATAGTCCACACTTTCAGGAATCGTATTAATAACAGGTGAACCGTTGCTATTCCATCTTCTTGTATGTTCCCTTTCTACAAAAGAGGGTTTCCACTCGATGTCAAACTGCCATGTTTGAAATACATCTATCTCAAATGAAATAGCCGTGGTATTCGGGTTCACGTATTCCATGTCAGTAATGAACGCATAAAACCATTTACTCGAGTAATTGTCGTTTTGAAACATCATATAGTTACATTCTCGTAAGCTATCCACTTGCTTATCTACTAAAACATTACTGTTTTTACGTTGGTAGGTAAATTCATTAAACGAGTGTTCTACTTTAGAAAGAAAGTAGGAAGTTTGCGCATTCCTACTTGTAAAGGTTCTCTGATTATCGTAACGCTCGGTTAATGGAATACCTGATAATAAACGGACCTTTGTATCAGGTTGTACCATGTTTATGCACCTGCTTCAGTTGGTATTTTAAAACGCACGGCATTTTGGAATTGAGAAGTAGATAATATTTGGTGGTGGTGTAACCAGTAATTCCAGTAATCCCCTTGACCGTTATATTGACTTGTCGTTTTGAAATTGGTGTCCCAAACCATAAACCAATCTTTATCAACTAGCAAGGCTTGTGTATCACCCATTGTTCCAAAGTCATCCACAACTATTTTCTGAATAGCAGGATCTATTTTATTCGTGTTAAATACCCAAGCAAGAACATCTGTATCCATAAAAGTGTCTACATTCTTATGCACCAATAAAACTTGGTCGCTTTTATCTGTGAATGTTTGCACACCCTGTGCATTAAACTCATCAGAAACAAACGTAAAATCGGTACTTGTTTGCTTGATCGCACGGAATAGGTCCATAGCACTTTCTTTATCGGTTACTTTAGGTGTTTCAATAACGGAATAATTATTCTCGTAATCCGCCATTAATTGCTTCATTAAAATGTATTCGTCATGGTTATCACCTGAATACATACTATTCATGATAGATACAACTAATTTCCCTAACCCATCACTAGATAAGAATGCTCGTCTTAATTGCACTTCTTGAATCGTAACTTTATAAAAATCTTCTCTGTTAATACGGTGAAAGATTGCTTTTGTATCAGGTATCTCACGTTTGAATACCTCGTTTTCAGCTACTTCAATGTCATAAGCATGCGCTTTAGCCATTTCTGTAAAGATTTCCTCTACATCTTGTCCGTATTCTAGCATACCTTTTTTAAATTTTGCTAGGCGGTTCTTTGCCATCTTACTAGATACTAGCACCAAACTAATACGGTTAACGAGTGCATTTAAAAACTCATTCTTTGTTACATCATAGGTTAAAATAGCATTACCTACTTGTGCAATATTATCTCTCGTTGCTTGCGGTATCCTCGTTTGATAATCTTCACTAGCGTTTTCCCAAATCGTATTTAATACAGTAATATTATTCGCCATTCTCTAATCCTCCTAAATCCATAATAAGATCACCATATGTTAGTGGTTCCGGTGTATTCAATTTCTCTGATTCTACGGGGTTGCCTTGTCGTAAAAATAGATCCATATTTGTTTCTTTGAGTGAAGTAATTTGCTTTTCATATTCCTCATGTTTTTGCTTGAAACTATCATTAGCATGGTAGATCGTTTCTACTTCCTTCTCTAAATCTGCTAACGTCTTGGTAACCTCTGCTTGATTATCTAAGTTGGTAGCTACATTTTTAATTAATGCCTTCAATTCTTCTAATGTCATTGTATTGTTAACCTCCTTTATCTCTAGTATAACATAGAAATGTAAAATTTCCCTATTTATTTTGTCGATAGTAGTTGACAACATTTTCAACCCATGTTACTATTAAATTGTCGGTAGCGACAAATTATAAATGTTAAAGGAGAAATGTAAAATGTCAGAACAAAACCAAGTAGCAAAGCAGGAAGCAGGAACAGTCATTCAGCAAGTGGATGGGAAGTTTATTAGAAAGGCTGTTTACCAAGCATTTTCTAGCGTCAACCCTACCACGAGAGAGGAAAAGATTAATTTATTTAATTTGCTGGAGGGTGAAGGCGCTTTGGCTATGAATGACCATGTAGGGGAAAAGTTTAACCTCGTTGACGTGGTAACTAATCCTTATGACCGTGTAGACGAGGAAACAGGGGAACTCGAATACGGGGCATTGACGTACTTATTCACGGATGATGGGAAAGTGTATGTCACTTCTTCTAAGAGTGTATATCACACGATTCAGAATTTAATGAAGGTATTTGGTGAACCGCATTACAATGAAGAAGAAGCACCAATCTTGCAAATCGTGAAGCGACAAGGACAAACACATAAATATGTAGACGTGAAAGTTATAGGGTAAAGAGGTTATACGGGTGGACTTGTTCCACCCTATTTTTGTAAAGAAAGGGTGAAAATTGTTGAAATTTACAATTGAAAGAGCAAGTGAAATTGGTGAAGAAAACAAGTTTATTAAGGAATTTAACTCAATTGAAGAACTAATGATTTTTATTAAAGATACAGGTTTTAGTGTCCTTATTTCAGATGACGGTGTGATAACGATTTATGATGACTGGTTAGAATGAGGTGAATGAATTGAAAAGTGAGAGAGGTATCTACTATAACATATTAGATAGTGATTACACTGCTAACTTATCAGGTATTACCTTTTATTTTACAAGTATGGTTTACCGAGATAAATTTATAGATCGCTCTATCAATGAAATACGTATGTTCAATGCTCGTATGAATAACATCTATAAAAATAAATTTAACATTGACGCTACAAAATTAGCATTGGTCCGTTTATACCAATCCATTGAAAAGAGAGGGTTCTACATTGAGCTAAAAGGGGAGAAAATTACATGTCCAAACAACCTAACATACGCATTACGAATCGAGATAGACAACGAATTAGAGCATTAAATCAACGTGTTTCTTCCAAGAAAAGTTATTGGAGAAGTAAAGGGTTAGAGGTACAAGGAATTGACACACGTGGGGTCGATTCCTTTTCATCTCGTAAAGAATTGAATCAGTATATAGAGAAAATGGAAGGGTTCACGAAAAGAAGTGCCAACCGATTTTTAGTAAAGAATGAAGAAGGGGCCGTATTTCAGAAAAGAGATTTAGACAGGATAGAAAACGAGATAAGAAAGGTAAACCGTGAAAAACGGAAAGAATTTAATCGAATTAAAAACCAAACATTTAAAGATAGAGACAAGCCAACCGAGTTAACAGTAGAGGGTCAAAAGTATAAAATGGGTGACGCTCGATTCAAGAAATTAGATCAGTTAACATTCAATCCAAATCGATATAGAAGTAAAAAGGAATTGCAAACACATTTACGGTCGTTAAAAGAAACATATAAAGGTGATTTTATTGCTAGGGGAAATAAAGCGTATAAATTTAATTATCTAACCGCATTAGAAAGTGTATTCGGTTTTATGGGTAAAGACTATGAAACATTGAAACAGAAAATCATAGAAACGGATCCACAGGAATTAATGGATATGAAATACACCAACACGATAGGTGATATTGATTTTATCTATGACAAGTTAGAGCGTGAAGCAAAATTACATGAAATAAGGAATATCTTTGGGTTAGAAGGTGATTGAATGGGTCAATATGTCGCTGATTTTGAAACATTGGTGCACCCTGAATATACATATGTTTGGGGTTATGGGGTTTGCGAGATTGGAAACATGGCAAATGAAAGTATTGGAAATAATATCGATGATTTTATGAAATGGTGTGAAACAGGTGATAATAAGACAGTTTACTTCCATAATTTACGATTTGACGGTCAATTCATTATTTATTGGTTGCTCAAAAATGGGTTTGAATATGTATCTGATCGTAAAGAATACCGAGATAAAACATTTACCGCATTAATATCTAAGATGAATCAATTCTATATGATAGAAGTAGTATTTAAGAAATATAGTAAGAAGTATAAAAAGGTAGTGTTCTATGATAGTTTGAAAAAACTACCGTTTCCCGTTTCAAGAATTGCCAAAGCCTTTAAATTAGATATGCTCAAAGGGGAAATAGATTACAAACAATATCGAGTGCGAGATCATCAGTTAACCGAGGAAGAAATAGCATATATTCGTAATGATATTCAGATTGTAGCAAGTGCATTAGATACGCAATTTAAAGAAGGTTTAACGAAAATGACGGTGGGAAGTGACGCATTAAATAGTTTTAAAGAGATGATAGGAAAGAAGGAATTTACAACCCTCTTCCCTATATTACCACTTGAAATAGACAGTGATATAAGACAAGCATATCGTGGTGGATACACGTATGCTCATAGACCATACCGAGAAAAGGACGTAGGAGAAGGTATAAGCTATGATGTCAATAGCCTATACCCAAGTGTTATGTATTATCAGCCGTTGCCGTACGGCATGCCAATATTTTTTCGTGGCCGCTATAAAGAGGATAGCATATATCCGTTGTATATACAACATTTAAAATGCACGTTAGAGTTAAAAAAGGATAAAATACCTACGATACAGGTTAAAGATGACCCTTTCTTCTCAGCTACAGAATATATAGAAAGTACCAACGGGAGAGAAGTTGATTTATTTCTAACGAATATAGATCTAGAGTTATTGTTTGAACATTATGATGTTTTTGTGATTGAATGGGGTAGTGGATGGAAATTTAAAGCGCATACGGGGTTCTTTAACGAATACATTGATTATTGGATGGAAATTAAGGAAACAGAAACAGGTGCTTTACGTGAATTAGCTAAATTAATGTTAAATAGTTTGTACGGTAAATTTGCAACGAACCCTGATATTACTGGTAAAGTGCCTACACTAGATACGGAAAAAGATATTATTGTTTACGAGGAAGGAAAGCAGGAAGAAAGAGAACCTGTTTATACAGCTTTAGGGGTCTTTATTACCTCATGGGCAAGACATAAAACAATAACAACGGCTCAAAAAGAATACCACCGCTTCATTTATGCAGATACGGATAGCATTCATTTAAAAGGTGTAGAAATACCCGATATAGATATACACCCGACTAAAATGGGAGCGTGGGCATGGGAAGGTACGTTTAAAAGAGCGAGGTTTTTACGTGCTAAAGC